TACTGGTTCGTTGCCAGAACGCAGGTTCAAAAGCAGAACTGAAATGCAAGGTGAAGAAATGTTAAAAGATGCTGAAAAAGAAGGTCTTCACATGGAGATTGAATAATGACCATGAGCCCTGAACAACGACGACAGATTGAAGCTGCAAAAAAAGAATCAGAAGAAAAAACCTATAATGTTTGTGCTGACGGCCAGAAGCATTCGGGCGAATACGACGAAGCTTCCAACCAAATCAATAACGAATAAAGGACACGCTAATATGGACAACAAGGTTAATGAAGCCCCTGAAATGAAAGGTAATCGCTCCTCTGCACGTTTGAGCGATATGTCGGATTCTGCCGACTCTATCCGCCGTGCCGGTGGTGAAGATCCACGCCGATACGACGCTAAAATCGCCATTGACAGGGTCGTGAAAGACAACGATATGTCTGGCTATAACCACAATGCAACGTCTTCACAGCCAGCTAATGATGGCCGTGAGAACGAAATGCAGATGAACCGCATGGACAAGAGAGCCCCTAAAATGGGTACTCCTCATCCAGACGGAACGTATTCGCGTTAAGCTTTTGGGCTGGCAAAGTCATCCGGATTAACCGATGGTTTAACAGTGCTATTCACCGAAGGGTCGAATGGCGCTGCAATTTCCCATTCGTGGTCGCGGTCAGAAACAAACACTAAAGATTCAGACGCTAACTGGACTTTACCTTCGCTAATAACTCTATGTGTGTGCAATAGCCATCCACCAATTACTTTACATCTTCTTGTGCCTTTATCTAAATGTTCCCATGACCATTCAATCTTCTTTCTCATCTATTAATCCCTTTTTTATAATATAATGGTTGGAAATCCAGGAGGATTCCATGCGTAAACGGACGGATAAGCATACCAAAATGTTCGTCATTCTGGGCTTTTTCATTGCCTACGTCATCCTGCGGATATTTGCAACACCGCTCGCCCATGCAAGCGATGACGCTATACCTTGTCTGATTTTGAAGTTTCTAACGGGAGATTAAACAAATTCCAGAATAGCCCCATCAGACCTTCATGCTTTCCGGAAAGTTTATTTTTAACATATTGTACAAGTTCATATAGCAGTAGAAGGTCTTCTGCCAATACCGCAGGTGTCGGGTTAGTCATTGTTTGCGATAACGCGCTTATTGCAGCAGGTGCCAATGTTTCGTCTGTCATTAATCAGTCTCCATTTTGTGGAGATATTATAACTTACAAGCATCTTGTAGAACAGTGTGTATCACCCGTTGAATCTGTCCAGCAATCAGTACTGCAATATTCAGCATAACAAACTGTGCTTGCAGCAATTAACATTAATGTAATTAAGATTTTTTTCATTTCTATTTCCTCTTTTTGTTTAGTGATTCTGTAACAATTTTTTCAATCTCTTCTTCAGTTATATACCCGTATAATGCTATGTGTTGATAAACATCTTTAAAACAGTCTTCATGTTCCTTAATTAAATTTTTAAGCCATTTCTCAATTTCTTTAGCTTTTTCGCCGTCTGTTAAAGTCATTTTATTCCTCAAGCGTGAACAAACTTGAATAGGGTTTGAAGACCACCGAGTATTGTGACGGTGAAAAGCGTTGTTTTTACGATAAATCCATACATTCTTCTTTCTAAAGAAACAATTTCTTCTCGTAATGTTGTTCCCAAATGCCCAATATCCTTGCTAAGCATAATTTCTACGCTTTTTAAGTCTTGCTTTGTTGATAAATGATTTTTTATGTAGTCATTCATAATTTCAAATAAAGCTTCAGCTTGAGCTTCCGCAGCTAAAGGCTCAACGCCACCACTTTTAAGTTTATTAGCGTAGGCCAACGTATCAAATGCTATAATCGTCATTATTTATATCCTCCAGTTTGTATTCTTACAGTATATACATTTCTTGCCTTGGCTCATCCCCTGGCATTTGGGGCAGCGGTAATAGTGGGTGAGGGTGATGGGGCTCATATAGACACCACTCTGATTCTATAGCCATACTTCAACAACGATGCTTCACAATCGCTTATCTTAAAGTCAATCCATCTCTTCTTTAATTTACTAAAATATTGTTTCTTCATAGTGTCCTCTGCCTCTGTGTTAGTAAAGCATTACTATAACCGATAGCGAGACTAGGGTCAATACTCCACACAAATATTTATTCCCCACAGCAAGTACAAAAGAGGGAGCAGGGGGAATGCGCTTATCTTCCTGGTCAACAAGTTCTTCTAAAAGCGCCCAATTTCTGCGAACGTCTTTCAACCTGGGAGACCCCCATAAAACGGGGGCGGGGGGCGAGCTGGGAGTCCGGTGCCTGAGAACTGTCTGAAGTGAGCGGCCAGTCACCCTAAACCGAGCCCGTTAGCGGACATGTGGAACATCTAAAAGCGTCTGCCAAAAGACAATGCCGCTTCCCGTTGCCCCTCATCATGCTGCGATTCTGGAGTGGTAAGGTTGACAATGGCTTTGGAATGGTTGACAAGGGGTATCATGCTGTTGACGTCAACAAAATGGTATGAAGGGTGCTACGGTTACACGGTTGCCTTACTAGGGTATGCAACTATGCAACTTCGCCTATCTTCTGCTAACGCGCAGCTACATGCTGCCTGTTGAGTAAGTGGACGGTGGCAGCGGTATGTCGTATAATCTCCTGTATACCACGTAAGGAAATTATTAATGTCAGATGGCATAATCAAAGATACGATTCTTATTTTAGAAACTAAGGCTGAAGATTTATTTAAAGAGATTGAGTCTATTGAGATAGATACAGCTTTATCAGTAGATAAACGATGTATGGCTATTGCTAAAACGAATTTAGAACAAGCCATAATGTGGGCTATCAAAGGTATAAAACAATGAGTTTAACCCCAGCATTAGATGAGATTGAAGCGCGTAGGATTAGAGAGACTATAGAGCTATGCGGTAAGAACCGGGGGCCGCATGATTACATTCCGATTGAAAATATAACTACAGGTACAGTCACGCGCACAACACGCTTCCTATGCCGTGTGTGCTTTAATACAGTAGATACCAGCACACTTATAAGCATGTACCGAGATATTAGCCAGCAACGCCCTTAAAGCCTTCATATAGATTTATAGAATGCTCTTTAATAGCTGCGCCTTTATCGGTATTCCAGAACTTCTTGTAATACCACCAGATGTTATCAACGTCGTCGATCTTCGGAAGTGGTTCCTTGAATCTGGAATAGAAGATTCTCGCCATTGCAGTTGCATAACGCAAGTCGTAAATCATTCTGTCAGGTGTTGGAATTCGAGTAACATCGAAGTTCGTAATCAAAATCATTCGAAGATTGTTACGATTATGAAGATAGTTAGCCCAGACATCAGTATATGTTTCAGGTTGCATTTGGTAGATGCCAAGTCCTGCACCGTTAAAATATGGAACCTGTTTTATATAGGTTCCTCCCAACGATTCTGTGGCACAGGTAAAAACAAGAAGCTCTTCAGCTTCAGGAGAATACAGATGCAAGTCATTTAGTGTAGACTTTATGATACAATCTCGAAACTGATTAATATCTAACATAGGCGATTAAACCTTTATGGATTCAAATAAATATATGGCTGAAGCCCGTGAAAAAGTAGTTGATGAAGTATACAATTTTTTCAAAGGAAATGGGCATAAAATTTATAATGAAGAAGCACACGGTAGATTGCTCATTCGAGTAATGATGGATAAAACAAAAGGGTGCCATACGTACTTTTGTGTTGAAGCCATGATTGGTGAAAATACTTTTTATGAATGGGTAAGAAAACATGAACTCTTCGGAAGTCTTTACTTTTTCTGCAAGATGGTTGCAAAAAAATGCTGGTATGAAGATGGTATAGAAATAAAAAATAAGGAATATCAGATGGGCACCATTAATCATGAAATGGACCACTGGAAGCTAATGGGGTGGGCGAAGTTTGGAATCAGTCGTAACTCACGTATTCGTATTAACTTTGGTGAAGACAATTCACCGGCAAGTCATTACCAGGCTATTCTAAGACAGGCAGCTGATGGTGACTTCACCGCATCTGAATTTAAACAGCTGATGGAAGCGGTTAATGTCGGGTTAAATGTTCACCAAACTTTTGAATTACAAAAACAAATAGATGAGTTAAAATCTGATTTAGCAATAGTCACGGAGAACGCAGGTGTCCAAAATCCTTTCACAAATAAAGGAATTGCGCAAAAAGATTAGACTTCCCTGGCGCATTGTATACGTTGACCGTGAAATAAAACCGGCTGAATTCGAGCATAAAGTTATTTACGTCCATATATGGATTTAGGGGGTAGCGATGAGTTGGTGGACTAACGTCAGAGATACAGTCGAATCACCATTCAAAAGAATCGGTGACATTGGCGGTGGATTATTTAACAGGATTACAGGCCGTCCAAACGCCGCACAACAGCGCGCACAGCAACAACAGATACAAGATCAGGTTAAAGCATATCAGGATCAAACTGCACTTGAACGAAAGCAGTTGGATGAAGCGCGTATGTCTGAAGAAACACAGAAACGCCAGATTCAGCAAAAACAAATCCGTAATTTACGAAGAAATTATCGTTCTCCAGTTTCAGGAACTGGCTTGCTAGGTCAGGGACAACCTGTTGCTGATGATGTAAACCAACAACTAGGTGGCTAACACATGGATACGACACAAGGGATGCCGCCAGTCGCGATGCCTGGTAATTCATTATTGGAAACATTGCGCAAGCGTTATAATGCTGCCAAATATACGGCTGATTTATGGATACCAATCCAGCAGGCAGCGTACTTCTACACAATCCCTTTTCGTAACCGTTATTATCTTCCTGGTAAAGAGTTTCAGGGTACTATTCAAAATACCCGAGTTTATGACACAACTGCTGTAGAATCTGTTTCAACATTCGTTTCAAAAATTCATGACACCATGACACCGCCCAAAGTTCAATGGGCATTTCTTGAAATTGATGACACAATGGTTGACGATGCAACCACAGATGAAAATCAAAAGTTTCTTGAAGAAGCACAGATGGAACTTAACAAGTATATGCGGCAATTGTTTGCATATATCCATGCATCAAACTTCGATGTCACAATTAATGAATGCTATTACGATCTGGCAGTTGGAACTGCGGCATTAGTCATCAACCAGGTGAATGATGAAACACCTATACTCTGTACCAGCATTCCTGCTGACAAGCTTGCAATTGAAGAAGCCGTTAATGGGAATATTGAAACGTGGTTTAGAACATGGCAAAACTTGAAAATAGCTGAACTTCATACACGCTGGCCAAATATCGTTTTATCTCCGAATCTTGTGTCAATGATGGCAGCTGACCCTGATGCTGTTGTCAGAAACATATATGAAGGTGTTGCGTACTTCTGCAATCAGCAACAGAAATATTGTTATGCAGTATGGGCTGATAATGACTTGCTATACACGCAATGGCTTGATTCAAGTCCTGGTATAGTTTGGCGATGGAAGAAAGTTAATAATGAAACATGGGGTCGTGGTCCAGTAATGGAAGCACTGCCGTCTATTATCAGTTTAAATGAAATGGCGAGAGTCGAACTTGCTTCTGCTAACCTTAATACGTTCAGACCTTATATGGCTTTCAGTGATGCTGTATTTAATCCACATACCTTTAAGCTTGAGCCTTTCACGATTATTCCTATTGCTCCTGTTGGTACTAATGGACAAGTCCCTTTAATACCTTTACCCAACAGCGCATCACCTGAATTTGCACAGATGACAATTGCTGACTTGCGTATGCAAATAAAGCAACTTCTATTTGCAGAGCAACCACAGGATTCACGTAGCGTTCAACCACAAACTGCGTATGAACTTGCGATGAAGCAATCCAATCTTGCTGAAAAGATTGGTCCAGGTTTCTCTCGTATGGAACAGGAAATGGGATTCCCTGTTGTAAAACGATTTGCCTATATTTTAAATTCCATGGGATTATTACCTTATCCCAGAACCGGAAACCTTCCTCTTAAATTCAGATACCAATCGCCTTTAGCACTTTCAAAAGGCCGTGCAAATGTAGAACGTCTTGTTCAATACGTACAGGTCATGCAAGGAATCATGGGTCAGGAAGCAACACAGCTTTATATCAATCCAAAGACAACACCGTACCTGCTTGCTGAAGATATGCAGATAGACCAGCGTTATCTCAATAGACCTAAAGATGTTGCAAGAGTCATGCAGCAACAACAGAACAAACAAAGCCTGGCAGAACTTGCAAATCCTGCTGGAATGATGCCGCAACAACCTGAAAACCCAAGTGCCCAACCAATAGCTACATCACAATAAATGAGGTGTGAATGGAACCAAATAGTAATCCGCTTTTACAACCTGAAGATTACGCTGCGCAGTACAAAAAAAATGTTGAAGAACTTCGAAATAATCCACAGGTCATAGAATGGGATAGACTCTGTTATGAATTATTTGAAATGAATCCGCAAGGCAAACGCTGGATGGAAATTGTTACAGAACGCTGGATTATTCCAGCGCTGGCGCGTCCTGGAACTCCAACCTATCAACTAGATGTAATGTTCTGGGAAGGTTACAAGGAATTCGGGCGTATGCTTTTATTAGCCCTTCAAACGCATAAACACAGAATCGCTGCAGGAAAATAATTGATGACGACTGAAGATGAGACCACAGAAGCTAAATGGTTTATTGACGATGGAATTCCAGGTGTTGGTGAAAGACCTTCATGGCTTCCTGATAAATTCAAGACAGTAGCAGACCTTGCAAAAAGTAATTCGGAACTTGAAAAAAGATTGGGTACGGTTCCTGATAAGTATGATTTCTCAAAATCAAAAACTATCAGTCCTGATTATTTACCGTTTAAAGACCTTGAAACATTTGCCAAAGAAAAGCGTGTTTCACAGGATGTCATCGACAAGTTTCTCGATACCGTTGATAGGTACATGGATGAATTTAAAATCAATCCTGATGTTGAAATGAAAGCTTTAGGTGATAATGCAAAGGAACGTGTTGATATTCTTGATAACTGGGCAAAAGCCAATTTATCAAAAGACTCCTATGAAGCAATCACTGGAAGTTTGAATACCGCTGCATCCATTAAAGCACTCGAAGAATTAAGAGGTAAGTTTATGTCAGCAACGCCACAGATTCCAGGAAATAATGGAACAGTTTCAACAACCGCATCCGTTGAAGATATCAAGATGGAATTAAGCGCCAATCTTCAAAAATACAAGACAGATGAAGCGTATCGAAAAGACATTCAGAATAGACTTGAACTTGCTGCTAAAAGTTCTACTGGCTATGTTGACAAGGTTGGTGCATAAGTTTTATACTAGACGATATACCGTTTGTTCTTTTTATAAAGGACAACTTGGCTATTCGACCCTTAAAGGACAATCGAGACATAGCAAAGCCCTTCGATAAAATGACGATTAATGCATTTATTAATTGATTATTTTTTAGGGGATTTCTATGTCTACTTCATTGACAGCCGTGCAGCAAATTGAGTTTGATGCGCTCGTAAAAGCTGAATATCAATCGTTGGGTTTCTTATTACGTGATACCGTCCGTGTACGACGTGACGTTATCGGTGCAACCGTTTCATTCCGTAAGGTTAACCAGATTCAGGCAGTACCGACTGGTTACCTGCAAACCGTTGTTATCCAGGATCCAGGCTACACACAAACTTCAGCAATTCTTACAAAGTACACAGCACCTACTGCTGTTGACTCTGTACAGGAACTGACAGTTAACTTCGATGCCAAGATGGAAAATGCAATGTTAGTTGCAAATGCACTTGGCCGTCGTTCAGATCAAATCATCATTAACTCACTGGCAGTAAGTCCAGGGCAGACGATTGTTGATGGTGGAACAAACCTGACTTATGCGAAGTACACGAAAGCTATCCAGTTCTTCGATAATAATGCTGTGCCATTACCGGAACGTTTCTGTGCGATCTCAGCCAGTAACTTCCAGTCCTTATTGCAAGCTCAGGAATTTACATCCACATTCTTCACACAGAACCGTGTGCTGGATAAAGGCTTCGTCAGGGATTATCTCGGTATTAACATGATTGTTATTCCGCAGATGGTTGAAGGTGGCTTGCCATTCGCGAGTGCCAATATTCGTGAAACATTCTTCTGGCACAAGCAATCAACCGGTATGGGTATTGGTCATGACTTCCGAACTGAAATCAACTATCTGCCACGAGAAACTTCCTGGTTGATTAACGGTATTTTCAGTGCGGGTGCTATCACCATTGATAATCTTGGTGTTCTCCAAATTAACTGCGATGAAGCATAACCGTTAACGAACAGGAGTAATTAATCATGGCTTTTACGATTGCAAACTGGACATGCGTGTCCTCATCCCTGAATCAGGGGCAAGAAACAATTACACCGTTTGGTGGCTCACCTACAGTTGAAAACGCTCCTAACGTTTTCTTTTATGGAAGTCCGAATGACACTGTAGCAACGATTATTGCTGCCAATTACTTTCTGGCTCAGTATGCTTCGCTTTGTGTGGGCGACTGGATTATGGGTAATGGCACTGATGGAAGCTTTGCTGTAACTGTTGCTACGGTTTCATCTACTGGCGTGACAGTAACAAGCACCGGGTTAACGACAGCTATTAACACGGCTGATATCGTTAACAATGCTGTTACCTATGCGAAGTTCCAACAGGTTGCTGCATCTTCACTCGTTGGTAATCCAACAGGAAGTCTTGCAAATGCAGAGGGTATTACTTTAGGCAATGGTCTTGAATTTACTGGAACAACTTTGGATGTACCTAATACAAACCTGATTTATACGACTGTAGCAATTACAGCTGCCGAGTTTAATGGTATGTATGCAGCACCTAAATTATTAATTGCAGCACCAGGTGCTAATAAACTTATCGTGTTACAGGAAATGATATTGGCTATGACATTCGTCTCAGCAGCCTATGCGGCTGGTGGCGTTGTCGCAGCTCAATATGATTCGACTGTACATGGCGCTGGGGTTCTGGCATCTAATAGCGAAGCAGCAGCAGATTTTGCGGCAGCTGCAAGCACTTCATTCCAGTTTGAACCCATTACCGGAAATACTGTTGGTGCATTACCGTTCTCAACCACTGTAAACAAGGGATTA